GGAACTTAGGTAATAATGCAGAACCAGTTGTAAAAGATGGTCGTTGTTGCAATAAATGTAATGAACTTATTGTAATACCAAGAAGAATAAATGATTACTTACGTGAATCAAATTCTAAATAGATAACATCATATCACGCAATTCAACACCACGCGTTTTAACTTGACGAAACCAAAGAGAGTCCTCCATTTCTTTAGCACTTGTTTTAAAATCTTGGTTTTCTAAAGCCGTTAAAAACTTTTCAAACTTTTTAAGTCTAGGCAAACCAAGATTAAATGCCATTGAAATCAAAACATTTTGGGCTTTCTCTGGTAACTTTCTCCACCAATCAAACTCTCTATCCAACTCACTTATAGCAATACGAATATCATCTTTTAAAATTTGTAAAGCAGCCAGGTCACTAATAGGTTCATTTAAATTATGTCCATAACCTATCGTAGGTACACCAACAGTATCTAAATACATAGTAAGTTTTAAACCCTCGTGATGCGCAATCATTTTAGTTATCTTATCCATATAGATTTCTTCTGCTTTTTCTTCTAGTTTATCCATGAATTTATCCATTCTGTTTTTTACTAAGAAATTGTAACCCTTGTTTGCCAACACGATAACCAAATGAACTACCTATACAAATGTATAAACAATTAGAAAACCATGATGGACAATGTTGTTCTAAAAAAATAAAACCATTCTTAACATACTCTTGCGAAAAAGGAAGAAAGCACGCAATTAATATACCCCCAAAAATTAGTGTCCAATATTCATCTTTCCAGCTAGTTGACATCTGAGATGTGAGGTCAGACTCCATGAGAGTTTTCGAGGTAGATTCCGTTTCGTAAACCTTTGCTTCTGCTTTAGCTTTTGCAACTTTAACTTCATTCTCTGCTTTGGATTTAGCGACTCTGTTCTCAAGATATGTACCAAGTAAACTACCTATAGGCCCTATTAATGCTTGTATCATTTGTTCTTATCTCCGTTCCTACCAAACGCTTGTGTACCATAAAACGCTGCTACAGAAACAAAGTATACACTTGCCATATCACCTAGAATTTTTGCAGCTTGTTCAAGTCCTATGAAATTAGCAATGACAACAAGAGATGGGTATAAAAGCATACCCCATAATGCAAACCATGCCATGTATCGCTGTGCATCTTGCTTATCATTTTCGTTTTGCAAGCGCATCATTCTTTCATCTATGTCAAGTTCTTCATCAGTAACAATACCATCACCATCTAAATCAAGATGTTCGTACTCACTATTTTTTTGCAACTTTTTTTCACTCATACAGTTCTCCTTGTAAAGAATATATATAAAAGAAATAAACCAAACAACGCTATAGCACTACCGATAATTATACCAATAAGTTTTACGTTTTCCACAATCTCTTGCGCACGCGCCCTACGTTCTTGTAAACGATGCTTTTCAGCTTGTTTAGCTTGGTCAATCCTGCGCTTACGTTCTGCCAGAATTGAAGCCCACGTTCCATGACCAAACCTCCAGTCGACAAGGGTTGCGATTTCTTGTAATTTTTCTTGCGCGATTTTGGCATCTATAATCTCCTGTGCTACATTTTCTGTATCAAAGTTAGAGAACCCAGATTTCTTTGCGCGCGCTTTTTGCGCTTGCTGTTCTCCTTTAAATAAATTATCTATATGTTCGGTAATATCTCCAATGTCATTACAAGTTTCTATAACTTCTTTAATATTAGAAACAGCGTGCTTTACTAACGCTAACCCAGCAAGTGTTTCTGCAAACATTGTTTATGCACTTTCTAGTGCTGTTATTCTAGCTTCTAATTCTTGAATTGTTTTTACTAATAATGGAACAAGTTTGCTTTGGTCAATTTGCTGTGGAATAATTTTTGATGCTTCTTTTACATCACCAACCTTTTTGTCCTCTGGAATTTCATCTCCATCAACATAAAGAACTTCATCTGTAACAGCATCTTTTTCACCTACTATTGCTTCTGGTACTATAGATGAAACTTCATGTGCTAAAAAACCATCAACTGTTTTATCTGCATCTGCTATAAAATTAAACCTACATGGCTTAAGTTGTTTTAGTCTTGTTGTTGCATTCCAATCTGTTACTACATTTTCTTTTAATCTATAATCTGAAGATGTGTTATAAGATGTTGAAGAATTATCCCAGCTAATTGTTCCTCGTATATTTCCATATCCGTTTGTATGAAATCTTACTCCTTGACTTGTTCCAACATTGGCTGCATTAACAATATCTAAAAATGCCTGAACACCACCTGAAGAATTACATTCTAAATACAAACAACCTCCAGCATCTGTTCTTTTTTGTGTTATCATGTGTCCACCAATATCGCTTGTAGTACCTACAAAAAGTTGACCATTTGCTTTATATGTTGAATGTGTATTTAAAGAACCAGAATTTCTACATTTTACAGCTAAATCCATAGACGTTGATGCACTAGCTCCAGCTTCTAACTCAATGCCAGCATTTGTGTCTGTATTACTTTGTAAAAATCGAAGAAAGTTATTGTTGCTAGCACCACTTGTACCACCGGGCTGTATGTTTATAATACCATGTTCACCATTACCTTTGACATGAACACCACCATCTGGTGATGTTGTACCTACACCTAACCTTGTTGCTGTTAATTTAGCTGCATCACTACCAGATACTTTAAAATCAATTTCGTCATCTGTATCTGCTGTAATAGAAGTATCAGAGTCAGCGTCAAGAAATAACTCATCTCCTGCTAGATTTGTAAATCCTAATTGTTTTCCTATATATGGCATAATTATTCACCTTCCAATAAATATGGGTTTTTGCCTAATACATCAATATCCCAAGATTTTTTTAACTCATCTATTGTTGTAGCATTTGTAATTGCACTTGTATTAGGTGCATCTCGGAGTTTAGTTTTTTTTGTTATACTTGCTGTTTTTGCAGATGTATCATCACTTTCTATTGCTTTCATAAAAACTACATCTTCTGCCTCTAGTAAAGGTTTTCTTATTTCTCTTATTTTGTCCTTAAATATATTTTTTGCTTCTGTTAAATCTTCTGTAATTGTTTTGCCAGATAATACCCAAGCATCTCTAAAATATCTTTCTGATGGCACAGTTGCATCTGATCTTGCAATAGATTTACCATCTTTATCTATTATATTAATTTTCATTTAAGCTACCCTTTTATTATGTGTGGTTAATTCTTGATTAATTCTCCAAGCATTTCTCCATATTTTTGTGCTTGGTAACTGTGATTTCTTACAAATTAATAGTCGTGTTTTGTTTGCTTTATTGTAATCTTTCCATACATATTCTGGTAAATCTTTCATAATAAGAAATTCTATTGCTTGTTGTTCTGTCATTGCTTCAATAGGTTTTGTGTTGTGTAGCAAATAACCTCGTGTATGATTTACAAAATTAGAATTTTCTTCATCTTTCTTTAATTGCCAATACACTTGAATTGGGGGTAATATGCCACCTTGTAATGCACATGATAAAAAGTTTGGGTCTGGGTATGTTACTGTTATATCATCATTTAGTTTTTTAAAATCATTCCATACAATACAATATTCTGATTTGTAAGGTTTGAGATTTTTTTTTGCCCAACACAACCTATCCCAAAGATGTGTGCCTTGAAAATTTGGAGTTTGTATTCTCAAGCTAAATCTCCATGAAAAGAATGATTTGCTGTCCAATCAGTAAATGTTGCATTTGTGTTGGCATCTCCATAAAAATTTAAAAATTCTGCTGATGAAGTATTTGCTGTTTCACAAGTAACATGACGACCAAATGAATTGCCAGCTCCAATGCCACCAAACATTTGTGAAAGAGGTACATAATTTGTATTACCAAAATTATTAGTAAAATTTAAACCATAATCTCCAGTACCATCATCATCAAGGCTACTGATATTAAATGAATCAAGGATTGCTGTTCCGTCTTGTTGTTTTGTTGCCCATGCTTTACTCAATCCCTGTTGTAAATCCGTTGTGGTGCTGTTTCCCTCTGCAACTATATCAATAGAACCAGCCGTTGATACTCCTGTTAATTTATCAACATTTAAACCATTTGAATTTACTTTTAACCTTTCTGAACCCCCAGTTTCTACACTAATAACATCATCTGAACCTGCAGATATTTTTGTATCATTATCTGTATCAAGAATTAACTCCGTTCCGTTTAAATCAAAACCAGAACTCGTTGTTAAAAATTCTACAGGTTGTACTCCTACATAACCCATTATGTTATCTCCATTATACTCATTGTAACTGAAACTTTATTTGCAACTGATGCATCTATTTGAATTTTGTCTGTAGTTTCTAACACAACCTTATTTCCAGATAACAGTTCTAAACTTGAACCTACAGGAACTGGTGCATCTTTTACTAAAAATGTTGTTGTGTTTGTTGCTGCTCTACCACCACCACTTGTATCTGATACTAATTTTACACTAGCTGTTACTTGTGATGAATGTACGTTAGCCACCATGATACCTAAAACAACTGTCGTTGTAGAACTTGGAGTCGTATATAAATCTTCTGGTGTTCCACTACTCGCTGGCATAACGTCATGGGAAACAACACGAAATGTATTAGCCATATTTTATCTCCTATCCTAAAGCTATTGCTAATGCTGTTGGATCTTCACTTGAAAACCCAGCATTTTCTAAATAAGTTTTTACTACACTCAAATCCATACGCTTGACTGTACCAGCATCACTTACTAGCAATTCGTCTGTATCTGCAAGACCTGAAGCAAGTTCTGTTTGACCAGAAATAACATTATCATTTAACATACCACTTTCTACTGCATCATTTGCTATTGTAATTGCTCCACTATCTGAAGCCGTTGCATCTCCAGACATTGCTGAATAAATGTATTTTTTTACTCTTGTAAATTCTGATTTTTTTTCTGTGCCATTTGCTCCATCATCTACAATTAATAAATCTGCATCAACAAGGTCTGCTCCAATATCAGAAGCACCATCTATTTCTAATGCTCCGAGTTCGACTTTACCTGCTGTTGAAATTGTTGATAACATAGCATTGGTAATGCTACCACTACCAATAACAAAATCTAATGTATTATCGCTATCATCATAGGTTACGCTAATCCCTGTTTCTGTATTGCTTGATACCATTGCACCAACTGTATCAGATATTGTTTCAGCAAGTGTAACACCACCTATAGTAATTGCATCTGCTTCAAGCGTACCATCTATATCTGCATCACCACTGATATCTAACGAACCTGCATCTAATTCACCAGATAAAGTTATATTACGAAATGTACCTATATCTTTATTAGCATCTACTAAAACATATTTACTAGCAGTAACTGTACCTGCTGTTACGCCTGTAATTGCTGTTGTATTTGCAAGAGTTATATAATCTCTTGCTTCTGGTACACCTGTAGAAGAATTAAAAGCTAAAACTTTATCTAATCTATCTGCCTTAACAGGAATATTTGTTGATATGGAAGTATCATCAAATTCAGATAAAGTAAGCGCGCGCTGTGCTGAAAACTTTTTATCTGCGTTCATAAAAATTAACGCATCTAATTCTGTATTTAACTTTGATATACTAAATGCACCTGCACTAGGGAAATCTGTTGTTCTTGAATGTACTGTATCTCTTGTAATGACTACAGTTGAACCACCTGTTGCACCTGTTACACCACCAGATATTGATATTACACCAGTAGAACCACTACCACCAGATACTAAACTAATAGTGTTATCTGCTTTTTGTGTACCATCTACAAATACATTTAAGTCAGCAGCGTTATTAAACTTAAACGATACAGTAAAGTTTGTTTGACTAGCACCTTC